GCTGCACCTCATTAACATCCTCGACGCCACCCGGTTTGATGTTTCGCCAAGGTCGTCTGGCACAAGCGACTTGTCAAAAGCGTTCCCGATAACCGGGGCCGTCGCGCAGGCGGGCGCTTGGTCCTTCGCGATTGCCGCAGCGCAGACGCTCGCAAACGTCACGGCGGCAAACCTCGGGATTCCCGGCACCATCGCCGACGTTGCTTCCTTGGCTCTCACCGCCACCGCGACAACGGCGGCTTTAACTCCCACGTTTGGTTGCTCCTACGAGGTCAACATTCCTGTCACAGCGGCTACCGGCACAAACCCAACTCTAGACGTTACCATTGAGGAATCCGACGACGCGGGGACCAACTGGTTCAGGGTCTATGATTTCCCGCGCATCACCGCGACCGGCATCTATCGCAGCCCGAAACTCCCTCTGACCGGGAACCGTGTGCGCTACGTGCAGACCGTGGGCGGAACGACTCCGAGTTTCACGCGAGCAGTCAACCGGCTCCAGTGCTCCGACATGGCTGACCCGGTGCGGCAGAACGTGGACCGCAGCGTTGTGTTGACCACGCTCAACAGCACCACTCCGAGCCTCAACGTGCAGAACTGCCGCAACGCGCAGATCGTCGTGAATATCGGCGCAGCAACCACGCCACCGGCTCTCCAACTTGAGGGTTCGGACGACAACGGCGCGACGTGGTACGCGCTAGGCTCGCCACTCACGGCGGTTGCAAGCTCCTCGGTTCGGGCCGCCGTCAACAACGTGCAGGCCCAGCTCCTGCGGGCCCGTGTGAGCAGCGCAGGCAGCGCAGTGACCGCCGGTTACGTGACCGTGAAAGGGTTCTAAGCCATGCCGCAACTGACCATCACCGACATCTTCGCAAGCGACGCGGACGGACTGCGCACTGTAACCGGTTCGTGCAACGGAGTTGTCAGGCGCATCTCAATGCCCATCGCGGAGCTTGAACGCCTGACATTTGAGGAAGCCCAAGCGCGTTTCATCGCGGAGTTTCGCAAGCTCTTGGAGGCCGACCCGAAGCCTTATCCGCTCCCGTTCTCCGAGATCACCGTCGGGATATGACACTGGAGCAAGCTCTCATCGCCGCAATCGGCTCAGTGACCACCGCGCTTGTTTGGGTTGCCAAACTCCTCTGGGGGAAGTCGGAGCAATGCGAGCGCGACCGGAACGAAATGAGGAAGGAAATCAACAAGATGAAGGGCGACCACGGCCTAGCCGTTGGCACCCTCAAGGCATACGAGAAATGCCCGGCAGAGTCCTGCCCGTTTCGCCGCGCAACGCTCGTGGGGCTTTTGGTGGGTTCAGCCGTGCTCTTCCTTTTCGGCGCTTGCGCCTCCGCATGATCGGCTTCCAGTCCAGCGCCATTCTCCGCGAGCTTCCTCGACACGAGATTATCGGGCGGGGGCTTCCGCTCCGCTGGTGGGGCGAATTTCAGCGCGACCTAACGTGCCTTTCGGCAATCGCCGGGCGTCTTGTCATCCCGGACGGGTTTTTGACGGACGGGGCCAGCGTGCCGCGCCCGGTCTGGGCTTTGCTAGCCAACTCCGACCCCGACCTGCTCTATCCGGCATTTGTTCACGACTATCTTTATGCCGTGCAGGGCGACCTCTACACAAAGACGCTGACCCGCCAGCAATGCGACGCCGTGCTCGCTGAGCAGATGCAGGCCGTGGGCGCGCCCGCTTGGAAAGTCGCCACTGTTTACCGCGCTCTCCGCATCGCAGGCGGTCCCGCGTGGAAACACGACGACAGCGCCAAGCTGCAAAGCGTATGAGCAACCCCAGGGCGATCATTGCCGACATCGCCGCGCAGTATGTCGGGACGAGGGAAACCACGCCCAACCGTTTTGCCGGGGTGGATAAATTTTGGTCCGCGACAAACTACCCGAACGGCGGCAGAAACCGTGAGCCGTGGTGTTCCGCGTTTGCCTCCTATTGCGTTCAGGAAGCCGACCGGCAAAGCGCCGAGATCCGGCTCCGCGTCCCGCCGCGTTTCGCCGCCGTGCGCGATTGGATCCCGTGGGCGCGACAGGCCGGGTGCATCGTGTTCTCCTCCACCTCGACCGCCTACACGCCCGAGCGCGGGGACATCGTGATTTTTCTCCCGCGCCTTTCTCACATCGGCATCGTCTCCGGGTTTGCAGGTCGCGGCATCGTTGAGACCATCGAGGGGAACACCAACGCCGCAGGCTCTCGCGAGGGCGACGGGTGCTTTGAAAAATTCCGCAACCTCTCATTTTGCGGGTCATTCATTCGCATTCCTCCCCTCTGAGCGGGGCAAACGCGCACAAGACCCCGGGGGAGGGGCGCGGCTATCGTGCCCGCATGAAAATCGTCAAGCTTCTGAAAAGCCTTTTGATTGGCGGCGAACCCGTCAAGGCCGGTGAATCCGTGGAAGTCTCCGAATCCGTGGCCCGCGAGCTTGTGGGGCGCGGCGTGGCAGTGCCGGTCATTGCAAAGCCCGAGCCTGAGCCCGAGCCGCAACCAGCCGAGGAGCCGAAGCCCCGCAAAAAGTAGGCCATGCCCGAAAACCTCGCGGCCTTTTTCACCGGGCTCGACGCGCAGACGGCCACGTTCGCCGTGGGCGGGCAACCGCGCCTTGTGCAGTGCTTCTTCGACAACGCCTTTTTTGACAGGTCCGTCGGGGAAACCGTGCTCGACACGACGCAGCCGCGAATCACCTGCCAGATGGCCGCGCTTTCGGGCGTTGCGCGGGAGTCGCTGGTGGAGGTTGCGGGGCAGACGTATTCGATTATTCAAATTCAGCCGGAGGGCACCGGACTAGCAACGGTGACGCTGGCGCATGAGTGAGTTTCTCGAAGTCCGCGCCGACGACCTCGAAAAAGTCGCGCTCCTCGCCGGGCGCGTTCTCGACGAAAGCACGCGCCACGCGATGAAAATTGCAATTGCTCGCGTCTCGCGCTGGGCCGGAAACGAGGTGCGCCGCAAGGTAGCCTCCGCCGTGAAAGTCAAAGGCGGCGTCATCAAGGGCCGAATGTATGTCGGCGTCAGTGACAAACAGGGCCGCGTGTGGCTTGGCCTTTCGCCAATCAAACTGAACCGCCTGAATCCACGCCAAACCGCATCCGGCGTGACCGCAGGCCCGGCCAAACGCCCCGGGGCGTTCATCATCGAAAAATTCGGGGGCAACGTGTTCGAGCGCAAAGGCAAGGCGCGTTTGCCAATCGAAAAAAGCGCCGGGCACGACATCCGCAGCGAAGGCGAGGCCGCAATTGCCGCCGTCAAAGAGCAGATCGGGCCGCGCCTCCTCGCGGAATTTGAAAGGGCCTTGAAATGGGGACGCCAGAAATCAACCTGACCAGCCTTCACGCCGCGATGAAAACGGCCTTTCTGGCCGCGTTCCCCGGCGTCTCCGTGGACTACTACGACCGCCCCGGCGAAAAGCTCACCGTCCCCGCGATCCGTTTTGAGCTGGAGCAAATCGCCCCGGCGAACCCCTACGACACCGGCACCGAGCAATTAGAGGTCGAGCTTCGATTTTCCGCTGAATGCGTTGCCACCTACAAACAGGGCGGGAAACTGGGCGTTCGACTTCTCGCCGCGCAGGTCGCAAAATTCGTGCAGGGCCACCGCTTTTCCAGCCCGATCAGCCCGGGGCGTTTTGCAAGCGCCACGCCGGAAACGTTCTCGGAGGAGTACGAGACCTTCCGCGTGGAGTGGTCGCACACGGCATTTTTGGGCGCTTCCATTTGGGACGGCGCGAGCGTTGTGCCGACGCAAATCTTCCTCGGCGTGGCTCCTTACATCGGCGTGCCGAATGAGCCTTACTATCGCCGCATCATCCCGCCCGAATGAGCAACGCACGACTCGGAGAACTTGAGCGCCGCCTAGCCAACGTGACCAGGGCGGGGACGATCCTTGAGGCCGATTACGCCAAGGCCCGCGTCCGCGTGAAGCTCGGGAAGAACACAACGGCGTGGCTTCCGTGGGTCTCCTCCCGCGCCGGTGGGGATAAAACGTGGCACGCTCCCGAGGTAGGGGAGCAAGTCCTCGTTCTTTCGCCCGCTGGCGACTTGTGCGCGGGCTTTGTCCTCGGGGGCGTTTACAAACAGGACCGCCCGGCCAACGCAGACGCCGCGACGGTCTCACGCACAACTTACGCAGACGGGGCCGTTGTCGAATACGACCGCGCCGCGCACGCCTACGCAATCAGCATCCCGGCAGGGGGCAAAGCCACGGTGAAAGCCGGGGCATCCTCCACCTTTGAAGTCACCTCCGACGCGATCCGCCTCACCGTGGGCGGCACGCAGCTTGTTCTTTCGGCGTCCGGGATTCAAATCACGTCCGCGACCGGGTTAAACATCAACGGGGCCGTCACGCAGACAGGCGGACCGCTGACGAGCAACGGCATTGCCCTCAGCACGCACACGCACAGCGGCGTCACCTCGGGAATCTCCAACACCGCAGGCCCCAACCCCTAGCGAGCAAACGCGCACAAGACGCCCCCCGAAGGCCGCGCCTAATGTTCGACCGTGCGCGGGACGAATCAACAAACAGGCAAGGCCCTCTCCGGCGTGGAGCACCTCCGCCAGAGCATTCAAGACATACTATCGTGCCCGCTGGGCTCGCGTGTCATGCTCCGCGATTACGGCTCGCGCCTCTTCGAGCTTGTGGACGCCCCGCTGAATCGCTCCACACTCATCGAGCTTTACGCGGCCACCATTGACGCCCTCCAGAAATGGGAGCCGCGCCTTGCAATCGCTCGCGTTTTCGCCAGCGCCGTTTCTGACGGGCGCGTAACCTTGGAGCTTGAGGGCGTTTATTTACCGACCGGCCAACCCGTCACCGTTGACGGAATCGTCATCTAAAAATGAGCAGCTTCACGGCCATTGACCTCTCGAACATCCCCGCCCCGGAAGTGGTGGAGACGCTCGACTTCTCCGCGATCCTCGCCGCGATGGTCGCGGACCTTCA